TGGAAATGGATACAAAAGTAGACATGGACGAAGAGTGGAAAGAAGAAGCTGCTGAAGGTCAAGGTTATGATGACCGTGAAGACGAAAGAGAAGGAATGAAGCATGGTAAAATTTCTAGTAAGGATTTAGATTCTGAAAAGGCTAGAAGAGACGATGCACATTTTGAAGTTAGAGAAGAGGATGACATGGAAGAAGGTGAAGCAACTGAAGGTATGGTGAGAAGTCACGCTGCTGGACAGAACGCATCATCTGACAAATCTAAAGGTTTACCAAGACCTCACTCAGTTCCTAACAAGGCTCGTTTGGGTGAAAATGCTGAAAAAGAAATTCAACAACTTAGAGAAAAGAATGAAGAGTACCGTAAGGCACTTAACATTTTCAAAGAGAAATTGAATGAAGTTGCAGTATTCAACTCTAACTTGGCTTACGCTACACGTTTGTTCACAGAACACACAACCACTAAGCAGGAAAAAATCAACATCCTTAGAAGATTCGATTCAGTTGAAACGTTGAAAGAATCTAAAGGTTTGTATAAGACTTTGAAAGAAGAATTTGATGCTAAGACAGCGGCAACAATTTCAGAATCAGTTTCTGAAAAAGTTTCTAAGACACCAGCTAAAGGTTCATCTGCAAATCTTATTGAATCTAAGACATATGAGAATCCTCAGTTTATGAGAATGAAGGATTTGATGTCAAAAATTATCAAATAAATAAATTATCCTTAAAAAATATTACAATGGGAGCATTATTAGAAAGCGGTCTTGTAGGTAACATCGGTCTTAAGCACTTGAAAGTTATCAAAGAAGACACAATTAACAAATGGGACAAATTAGGTTTCCTCGATGGATTGAAAGGTCACATGAGAGAGAACGTTGCACAGTTGTATGAGAACCAAGCTTCTCACTTAATCAACGAAGCATCATCAGCGGACGGTTCAGGTTCATTCGAAACTGTAGTTTTCCCAATCGTGAGAAGAGTATTCTCAAAATTATTAGCGAACGATATCGTATCTGTTCAAGCTATGAACTTACCAATCGGTAAATTGTTCTACTTCGTACCAATGATTCAGAAGGGTCAAAATGGTCCAGGTTCACACGAAAAACCATTCGGAGCACCAAGTGCATCGACAGACATTAACCAAGGTTATGGTGCTGACGGTTACGAAAAGAACTTGTATGACCAATTCTACGAAGGTGAAGTACCTGCTTCAAACCCAGAAGGTTTGTTCGATTACTCTAAAGGTCAGTATTCAGCACAAACTCGTGACCTTGGAAACGTTAGATGGGACGGTTCTGAATTAGTTACTGCTTCGGGTAGTTACTACACTGGCGAGCAAAGACAAGTTCTTGTTGCATTATCAGGTTTCTCTTCTGCAGGTGCAGGTAAATTGATTGGTCCTGATGGTCAAGAAATGGACACTGAAGACTTCTTAGCTTCTTTGGAGGTTAAAAGTACAGGTGCTACTGACTACTGGAACTTCAACGTAGTAACTCAGAAATATGGTAAAGGTATCGTTCAATACGGTTCTGAGCAAGGTACTACATTCTACAGTGGTTCTTACCCAGGTCCAGGTGGTTCTTATGATAACATCTGTTCTGCTGAAGGTATTATCTACTTAGCAGTTGACACTTCAGTTCCTGTAGAAATGGGCACTGTTTCAGATGACGGTTACACTGGTACTACATTCGGAGTTACAAATTCTGCAACTGCTGCAGCATTTAACGCGACTTACAGAGTTTACAAGACTTTGGAATTTGAAGATGCAATCGGTGAAGTTTCTTTTGACTTACAGTCTGTAACAGTTTCTGTAACTGAAAGAAAATTAAGAGCACAATGGTCTCCAGAATTGGCACAAGACGTTTCTGCATTCCACAACATCGACGCTGAGGCTGAATTGACAGCTTTATTGTCTGAGCAAGTGGCGGCTGAAATCGACCGTGAAATCTTAAGAGACTTGAGAAAAGGTGCTGCATGGTCATTGAGATGGGATTACAACGGTTGGAAGAGAGTTTCTAACGGTTCAGTAAACTACAACCAGAAGGATTGGAATCAGACGTTGATTACTGCAATCAACCAATTGTCTGCTCAAATCCACAAATCAACTCTTAGAGGTGGTGCTAACTGGATTGTATGTTCTTCTGAAATCTCAGCTATCTTTGATGATTTGGAGTACTTCCACGTATCAAACGCGGCTCCTGACCAGGACCAGTACAACATGGGTATCGAAAGAGTAGGTACATTATCAGGTAGATATCAAGTATATCGTGACCCTTACTTCCCACCTAAC